CCGAGCTTGCAGTCGATGCCGTCGTGGGTGATTACTCGGCGGTGGTCTGGCTGGAAATGAAGTCGTGGACCCAGATGGGTTCATACGGTGACACAGCCCAGTTGATTACCACCGACCTGATCGGCGAGGGCCGCACGAAGAAGCAGAAGGGCACCAAGAACGCCGGGACGATGGCGAATGTCTTCGCCCTAGCGAATACTGACACGGGCCAACTGAAGGCTATCACAGCGGCGGCGAGTATTTCAAACTATGCCTTCAAGGTTGAGTTGAATGACAAGATTACTGGTCCGGGCGTCAACAGTACGCGCCTGATGTACGGGCTGGTCATGCAGGCACAGGAAGCCGGCGGCGGGCCGAATACCGTGCAGACCTTGAACATGACCGTGGAAATCAACTCAAACATTGTCGCCACTGCTGCGACATAACGGAGGTCCGCTATGCCGCTCTATCCGGTTGCCGGTTGCAAGTTCTGGATAAGCAACCTGCCCTTCACCGAGCTTGCTGTTGACGCCGTGGCCGCCGACTATTCCGGCGTCGCGTGGGTGGAGGTCAAGAAATGGACGCAGATGGGCAGCTACGGCGACAGTGCCCAACTGATCAACACCGACCTGATCGGTGAAGGCCGCACCAAGAAGCAGAAGGGCACCGACAATGCCGGCAGCATGGCGAACGTGTTCGCCACCGATGTGCTTGACCCCGGCCAGATCAGGGTGCTTACGGCGTCTCAGGACGTTAAGAACTACGCCTTCAAGGTCGAACTGAACGACAAGGGTCCGGGCGTCGGCGCGCTCAACAGCACGCGCCTGATGTACGGGCTGGTCATGCAGGCCCAGCAAGCCGGCGGCGGGCCGAATACCGTGCAGACGCTCAACGCCACGATGGAAATCAATTCCAACATCACGAACACGGCAGCGACGCCGGGCACGTTCCTGATGATGGCGGATGGCGAGCAGCGGGCCTACAACGAAGGCGACGAGATACCGGAAGGGGCGACGCTGGTGGAAGCACCGCCCCCGGAGGAACCGACGCCCGAGCCCGTTCCCGAGCCCGCCCCTGAGCCGCCACCGCCTGCCGAATGACACGCAAACGCAAACCGGGAGTGACTGACTTGAACGATGCGACGAAGAACACCGAAAGCGCCATGGAACTGCTTGACCTGTCACGGTTCGATGCCATGCAGGCCGCGCAGGAAGCCGGGCTGGATGTCGATGTGAAAGACCCCACGGGGAAGAAGATCGGCTTCACGATCAAGGTGGCGGGGCCTGACAGCGCCCGCCAGCGCAAGGCCATCGAAAAGCTGGCCGCCGAGCGGATGGCCAGCGACGACCCGACGCCGCTCACGGCACAGGAACTGTACGACAGGCAGACGAAGGGCTTGGCGTCATCCACCATTTCATGGTCGCCGTTCAAGGTGGACGGCGTGCTTCTGGAATGCACCGAAGAGAACGCCTATGCGATCTACGTCCTCTTCCCGTTCATCCGTGATCAGGTGGCCGAGCGGGCAGGGCGACGGTCGGCTTTTTTCACGTCATCGAACACAAGTGTGGAGTAGCGATCAAAGAGTGGGTCAAGGGGCGTAAGCCTGTCTTCCCGGATGTGGCCGAGTACCTGTTCGGCTATTTCCGGGAATTGTGCTGGACAAGGCGGCCCGGTTACAGCGGGCCGCTCAGTCTGGAATACCGGGAAATTGAAGCGTGGTGCAGGCTGACACGCAGGACGCTCGCACAGTGGGAATTGCGGGTGCTGCTGGAAATGGACATGACCTATCTGGAAGCACTCCGTGAGAAGGAAGAAGCGGAGAGGGTGCCCGAGAGCCCCATCCCCGGCGAAACCCTGTCGCCACGGCCCCTGACGCCCGAGCTTTTCGATAGCATCTTCAACAACGACAACCTGCCCCGGCACAAGCGGGGTGACGCCTGATGTCCGCTGAGCTTGGCATCACCGTCACCACGACCGGCCTCCATGAAGCCGTCCCGGATTTGGCCAATCTGGCGGGCCAAGCCGGGAAGACCGAAGCTGCCGTCACCAGTCTCGGGCAGGCCACAGCCCAGCAGTCCGGGCAGGCTGGCGCGGCGATCACCAAGTTCACGCAGGCGGCCAATACCCAGTTCCAGCAGTCGGGCGCGCAGGCCGACACCTACGCGGCGCGCATTGAGAAGGCCCTGAACATCCACGGTGGCGGCGGCCTCGCCCAGTTCGGTTCGATGGTCAGCGCGCAGCTTCAGAAAGCTGCCACTGAGGCTGAGCAGTTTCAGGCGCGCATCAACCGGGCGCTGAACGTCAAGACCGAGTTCAACACCGAAAGCCGTGGGGCCGACATTGCCGCCTATGGCGCGGAACTGGATCGTCTGCGGAACCGCTACGTCCCCCTCGCAGCGGCAGAAACGCAGCACCTGAACAGCCTTTCCCTAATCCGCAACGCGCATATGCAGGGGGCAATCAGCGCGGATGAGATGACGGACGCCATCAACCGGGAAACCATGGCGTTCATGCGGCTGGAAGCGGAGCAGCTAAAGGTAGCGGAGCAGGCCAAGCAGGCGGTGGCGCAGCGCGGCTTACCTGCACAGCCGGGTCAGTCTGGCACGAACAATCAGGCGGGCACGAACCGCATGATGCAGACCAACCTGATGTACCAGCTTCAGGACATTGCGGTCACGTCCGCGATGGGCATGAACCCGGCCATGATCGCCTTGCAGCAAGGCACGCAGCTTGCCGCAGGTATGCAGATGATGGGCGGGGCCAAAGAGGGCGTCATGGGCCTCGTTGGCGCGCTCAAGAGCATGTTTTCGTGGTCAAGCATCCTGCCCATCGCGATCATCGGCATCGGCGCGGCGTTCTACCAGTGGGTGACTTCGTCCAAGAAGGGTGTCGAAACCCTTGACGAGGCGATGAAGAAGCACAGCGAGAGCATCCGCATCCTTGACCAGCTTTATGGCGAGGCGGCGGCCTCGGCCAAGCTGCTCTTCACGACTGGCGGTCAGGCTTATGCCGAAGCGCTGGCAGCGGTCGATGTGGAGCAGTTGCAGAAGCAGCTAAAAGAGGTTGGCGAGACGGTAACCTCAAAGGCGCGTGGCGACGAGCCCACCGTTGCAAATCTCGGGTTGTTCCGGGGTGAGGGCATTGAAGGGGTCACCGAAGCACGCGGGCAATCGGGGTTTGCGGCGTTCCAGCCCGCCTTGGACAAATACCTTGAGCAGGTGCGGCAGGGCTCAAGCGACACATCGAAGCTGTTTGAGGAAATCGACAGGCTCGTCAACATCGACCCTGCCGGGCTGATGACGGCAGGCGAAAGCCTGAAGCTCGTCGTTGAAGGTGCCACCGACCTTAAGCGCGAGTTCGCTGGCTTCGAAGACCCGATTAACCGGCTGAATTTGGCACTCAAGGAAGGCACGCTCACCCCGGAACTGTTCAGGGAAATCGCCGACGAAACCGCGCGCATCGGGGTAGACACTGACCGGGTTAAAAACGCCAATGATCTGCTGAAGACCTTCGGCGATATTGCGAAGGTCAGCGATGCGTTGCTGGAGGGGATCATCAAGCGCGACGCAATTGCGCGTGCGGCGACCTTGCAGGAATTGCAGCAGGCGAGCCAAAGGGCAAGAACCGACGATGAGCGGCTTGAGACTGTTCGGGCGCTTACCGAAGAGCAGCAAAGGTATGCTTCCGAGATAGCGCGAACCGCCGCGATAGCGCGGGCGCTGGATGCGGAACAGGAACGCATCGACAATCAGCATCTGGAATATCAGCGGAGCTTGGCAGACGGGCATCGAACCACGATGCGACAGGCAGAGGAGGAAATTGCGCTGCTGGGGCTGCGCGGTTCCGCTCAAGATGTGACGCGGCGAATGCTTCAGGAAATTGCCGCGATTGAGGAACAGGCGCGCAAGGCAGGCATCGATGCGTCCGATGCACGGTATCAAGAATATCAGGTCATGATCGATGCAGCCAAAGAGTTCTACAAATGGCTGCTGGGCATCAAGGAAGAGGAAGAGGCCATCTTGCGGGGGCGCAGCGCCGCCCAGACCGACGCCCAGATCAAGGCCATGTTCGCCACCACCGACGCCGGGCGCATCGCGTCGGCGCGCGAGGGGGCGATGGCCGGGAAGCCCGCAGGCCCCGACACCACCTTCGAAGGCAACGAGGCAGCGCGCATTGAGGCGGCACGCATCGAAAAGGAACATGCCGACGCCACCAAGGCGCGGACGCAGGCGCTGGACGATCTGCTGAAGAAGCAGGAACTGGAAATCGCGCTCATCGGCAGGACGGCGGGCGAGCAGGCGGCGCTGCACGAAGAATTCCGCCTGATGCAGGAATACAAGCTCTACGCGCTAGAGCATGGCATAGAGATGGATCAGAAGGTTCTAGACCTCATCCATGCTCAGACCCAAGCCTACGGCGAGCAGGTCGATGTCCTGAACCAGAAGAAACTGATGGAAGACCTGATTTTTGAGCGCTCGCTGATTGGCTTGAGCGCCGAAGAGGCCGGCATCGCGCAACGGCTCAGGGGCACGGGCCAAAGCACGACAGGCGCGACAGCCGATTACATGCGCGAGAACGCTGCCATGGAACGGGCGGCGGCTGACCGGGAAGACTGGTCGAACATGGGGCGCGACAGCGCCCGCGACTTCCTCGGCAGCATGGTGGACGCCATCGTTGAAGGTGGCGACGATATGGGCGAGGCGCTGGTCAAGGCCATCGTCGGCGCGGCCCAGCGCACGCTGGACAAGATCATCGACAAGCTGCTTGACCAGATCATCAACGCCCTCTTCGGCGTCCCCGGAACTGGCGGCGCAGCGGGTGCTGGCGGCAGTGGCGGGTTGGTCGGCGATGTCATCAGCGACATATTCGGCACCAGTACGGGTGGCGCTCAGGGCGGCAGTAGCAGCGGCGGCATCATCGGGGCTGTCATCAACGGGTTCAACCCAAG